CCCGCGGCCGCTGAAAGCGCATCTGCCCGGCTATGCCGAGATGGAGCGGCGCGTGATGGCCGCCGTGGCCCAGCGCTTCGCACTGCCGCCCGAGATTCCCGAGGAGGTGAAGCGGGCGGACGACCGGATCATCGGCGACGAGCGGGCGAACCTCTCCCAATGCGAGGCGCGCTGGACAGTGCATCACGAGCCGCTCGGCATCTCGCTGTTCTACTGGGGGCCGGAGCGGGCGGAGGCTGAGTTTCTGACGCTCTTCCGCGAGCTTGCCGAGGAGCGGCGGCTGCAGCCATGACGGCCCCTCTGCGCAGAATCGAGCATGTGATCGCGCCGCTGGACGAGGCGGACCCGATCGCCCGGCGCGTGCTGGCCGGCGTGCGGCGCATGGTGGAGCGGGAGCTGGAACGGGTGCGCGCCGCGCCGCCGCGCGTGGTGGTGATGCGGGCGGACGCCGAGATCATGCGCGCCTGCCGCAAGGTGGCCGAGGCCGCCGACCGGCTGGAGCAGGCGAAATTCACCTCAGGCGAGATCGAGGCCCGGCGCTCGCTGGAACGGGCGGCCAAGAGCCTGCGCCGCGTGATGGAAAAGCACGGGAGGATGCCGTGACCCTTCAGGCTAAGGCTGAGGGGCGGGGGCGGGATGAGGGGTGTGCCTTCGCCCAGCGGAGGGAGGCGGCGGAATGATCCTACGCCAGTATCCCCGCCTCCTCGGCAGCCGCGACGAAAGCGGCGCGCGCCTCCTCGGGACTGCAACGCCCCTTAAGGCAGCGCAGCATGGCAAGGCGCGCCTGCAGGTGGCTTTCGCCCCGCGGCACGCCGCGTGGCCATTGGCGAAGAAGGACATCGGCGGCCTTCGCCGCATCGCGCACCGCCATGCGCACATTGCCCGCCCTGCCGGCGAAGACCGTGACGGGCGCACCCCAGGATTTGATCGCCATGCCGCTCAACGCGGGACGGGGAGGGCGGTTGCATAGATGGCCGGGCTTCTCACAGGCAACAGGACTGCCAGCAAGGCGGTGAGGGGTGACGACTTCTATGCTTCGCCCTATGCCGCCCTGCCACCCCTTCTCGTGGCCGAGGGCAAGCGATTACCGCGCGTCCTATGGGAACCTGCCGCTGGCAATGGGGCGCTGGTGATTCCGCTGCGTAACCGCGGCTTTACCGTGCACGCTACTGACATGCGGGATTGGGGATGCCCTGATTGTGATCCAGAAGTGGATTTCACGAGCATTCTGGCTGACCAGCACGCAGCGATGCTCCGTAGCAGATATGGGCCGGATTTCGGTATCTTCACCAATCCGCCATTCAGCATCATTGAGCAGTTCATAGAGCGGGCTGTTACATTCGCGCCTTATGTCGCCATGCTCGCTCGCCTCGCCTTCCTCGAAAGCGAGGGGCGCTTCAATTGGTGGCCGCGCGTCGGACTTCGCAGAGTGCACATCATAGCCGAGCGCCTGCCGATGATGCACCGGCACGGCTATGACGGGCCGAAGCTCTCCAATGCAGGCATGTGCTTTGCGTGGTTCATCTTCGAGCCCGGGAAAAGGCCGCTCAGGCATGTGCCTATCCGCTGGGTATCGTGGAAGGCTGCCTGCCGCAAATACCCGCAGACAGATGCTGACGTGCCGCCCGAGGCGAAGGATCAGCTCGGACTATTCGCATTGGAGGCCGCCGAATGAATGAGATCGACGCCAAGGCTCGACCAGCGCCAGGCGGCGGCTACTACGGCCTTCTCCGCAAGGTCCACAGGGCCGATTACGAGCCCGTACAGGCCAATGGAGTGCCGATCATATTTCGCACTGCCCATGAGGCTGAAATCGCCGCATGGCGGGCACTGAAGGCCCATCTGTGCGGTGATCTTCTCAGGGACGGCGAGACCATATCCGCAGCCAAAGACAGAGCGGAAAGCTTTTTCAAGAAGGGTCGATTTGTCGAGGTGGTGAGGCGCTGAATGTCATCAAGCGACTTCCATGTGCCGATCGAACCCGTTGCTCTCCGGATTCTGCCCGAGTTCATGGGCGAACCGAACCGATCCCTGTCTTCCCGCACCGAACTGAGGTGGGGGCGGAACGGCAGCCTGTCCGTCGATCTGGAAGGCAACACATGGTTCGACCATGAGGATCAGACAGGGGGCGGCGTTCTCGACCTCCTGAAATCCTTCAAGGGGCTCGACAAGCCCGACGCCCTGAAGTGGCTGGAGGACAACGGGTTCCTCGAAAGGAGGTCGAAGCCGAACGGCGAGGACAAACCCAGGGGCAAGTTCGCCGGGTTCATGGATCATCACCCGATCGCGATCTATGAATATCGCGACGACAAGGGCAGGTTGGCTTACGAGGTCCTGAAGTTCCCGAAGGATGCCCCGCGCCGATACATGCAGCGCCGGAAGCATTCCGACGGCTCCTGGATATGGGGCCTCAGGGAAGGAACCTACGGCAAGACCAAGAGCGGCGACTGGTTCAAGGTCAAGGAGGGCCGGACCTATTCCGCGACAGAGACCATCCCGGATGCTCCGCGCTGGCTTTATCGTCGAGATGAGGTCCTGAAGGCCAAGGCGGAAGGCCGGCCGATTATCCTATGCGAGGGCGAGAAAGATGCCGAAACGGTCAGGGAATGGGGCTTCACGGCCACCACCAATGCTGGGGGCGCCAAATACTGGCAGGACAGCTTCAATGACGATCTTGCCGGGGCTGATGTCATCATCATCCCTGACAATGATGAACCGGGCAGGGCAAGGGCCAATCTTCGCGGCGCTGGCCTTCAGGGCAAGGCGAAATCCGTCCGCATTCTCGATCTCTCCAGGCATTGGCCTGACATGCCGGAAAAGGCCGATGTAACCGACTGGAAGGAGCAGGCCGGCGGAACGGCAGAGCAATTCGCGAAGCTCATCAAATCCGCGCCACGCTGGGAACCAGAACGGACCCGGGCTTTCGGCGCCTATTACCATGACGAGATCGATGGCCCGGGTCTGGAACTCAATTACCTCATCGACGGATGGATAACGGAGAGGGGCCGCAGTGTTCTTGGCGGCCCTTCTGGCTCAGGCAAGTCATTTCTTGCCCTTCACATGGCCTACTGCATTGCCAGGGGCGTCGATTTCTTCGGATATCATGTCGAGCGCGGAGGCGTCATCTATCAGGCCGGCGAGGGCGGGCTCGGCATCAAGAAGCGCCAGAAGGCCTACAGGAAGCATTTCGAGCTGCCACCGGAGGAAGATGTCCCGCTTGTCGTCCTGCCCGCCAAGGTCGATCTCTATGCCCGAGACGGCGATACGGACAGGCTGATCGAGGCCATCAACTCGATCAAGGTCACGCTGTCCGTGCCCTTGAAGGCTGTCTTCATCGACACGCTCGCCACGGCCACCATCGGCGCCGATGAGAACTCGGGCAAGGACATGGGCGTTGTCCTCGCCAACATCGCCCGCATCGAGGAAGAATGCGGCGTTCATGTCTGCCTCGTCCATCATATGAACGCGGACGGAAAGAAGCTCCGCGGCCACACTTCCATCCACGCCAACGTCGATACCGTGATTCAGGTCACGGTTGATGAATCCACCAAGATCAGGACGGCCAAGCTCCGCAAGCAGAAGGATGACGAGGACGGGAGGGAAATCCGCTTCACCCTCGCCGCGATCGAGGTCGGCCAGAACCAGAAGACGGGCCGGCCGATCACCTCATGCGTCGTTCTCACCGTCAGCGAGAAGGAGAAGCTGAAGAAGGAGGGCGAGAAGTTCGGCTTCTCGGTGAAGCCGTCAGAGGAAGCCCTTCTGATCCCGATGTTCAAGGCCATCGACCGCTATGGGAAGTTCGTGGCGACAGAGCAGGACGGACCTGCGGAAGCCATCGGCAAGCACGGTGTCGATTTCGGCTACTACCTCGACGTTGCCGTCGAGATGGATGCCAGCGCTGACGACAAGTCCGCGGCGCGAGAGAAGATCCGCAAATCCTTCGAGCGCAACATGCGCTTCCTCATCAAGAACGGCGTCATCGGCTTCAAGCGCACGGGGGACCGTACCGCCTTCGTCTGGTGGACAGGAAGGCCGATCAGAGGCTTCCCGCAGACCTTCCCCGATTATGCGCCGGAGCGGACAAACTCTGGACAAACTCCGGACAAACTCCGGACAAATCCGGAAACAGCCGCTTCTCCGGGCCTGCAGGAGGCCCTGTCAGATGATGGGGTGCAGCTATGAAGCGGCACCCATGCGACATCTACAAAATCGCCCGCCAGTGCGGCGTGATCCTCAGGGATGGCAGGGAGCATTCCCCGACTTCCCGAAAGCCGCGGGAGTGCTATTGCAAGCCGACCCTTCGTGAGATCGGCCGAAAGCACGGCGAGGAGCATCTGAAGCTCGTCCTGATGTTGATGACGAGCGATAGGGACAATGCCCGGGAACTCTATTCGGACATGATCAAGGCCGTCTCGTCAGTTCTTCTCCGGAATCCGGACCTTCTGAAACGCCCCAACCTGATCGATGAATTCAACGCGATCGATCTCGGCTCCCTGCGCCGATACGTTCTGCGCGCCGGCATGGCCGTTTCCAGAACTGACGCCTTGAAGGTGCTCCTGACCTTCATGCTTTATCCGAAGTGGAGGGAGAGCGAATGAGATACCGGGCATGGACAGCGAAAGACGTTGAAGCCCGCGTTCTCGAAGCCGCAGAGACCGAACTCGCTCTTCCCCGCCCAAAGGGACCGAAGATGTTCGGCTCATCGATGCCGGAGCCGGTCAGAGATCGGCGGGAGGCCTACGGCTACTCCCAAGCCCGTTTTCGCCGCACGCCATCGCCAGGCGCCATCTCCCGCTACGAAATCGTGCTGGGCTGGCTCATGATCCTTCCCGTCATCGACAGGGCAACGCTCTGGTATTGGGCCATCGCAAAGGTCAGCCCACGCCGCTCCCTGCGATCCTTCGCGGAGGAACACAACATCAACTCCCGAACCCTGCGGCGGAAGATCACTTCGATTTGTCAAACAATTGCGAACAATCTCAACCGACAGTTTGCCGTTCGGTTGACAATACCCGTTGACCATGTGTCCGAAGATCAGGCAGATAGCGCCTCAGAAACGCTATCGTCGGTGACCTACGCCAGTTACTGGCGGGCTCCCGATGCCAAGCCCCGACACCTCCCTGAACGGCTGGAGCCAATTCAAAGGTCACCCGCGAAAAAGCGGGAGGGGTGAAGCTTGGAAATCCGCGCCCCTGTGGAAAACCTGTCAAGCTTTTTTTAGCGGACAAACTCCGGACATTTTCCGGATATTCTCCGGACAAACTCGGATATCCCCCAGATCCCGAAAATTCCGTGGTATACGGATTCAGGGACTCGCGCGCGGAACCACAGTCCTGTGACGTCAGTGCCCTTTGGAGACGTCAGCCGGGCGGCGTCAAGCCGCCCAGGCCGACAGACAAGGCAGCCCACTACCGGAGACGATAGTGCTCTGTAACGCGAGCAGGGCCTTTTTCGGAAAGCGCGCATACCTCGAATCGCTTCGAGGCGATGACACGGAAAGGTAAGCACACATGGCGCTAACGGATAAGCAGCGCCGCTTCGTGGAAGAATATCTGATCGACCTCAACGCCACGCAGGCCGCGATCCGCGCCGGATATAGCGCTAAGACGGCAAGACAGGTTGCATCGGAAAACTTGTCAAAACCTGTCATTGCTAAGGCGATTGCGGAAGGCGCAAGAAAACACACCGAAAAGGCCGAAATAACGGCCCAGGACGTGCTCAGGGGCCTCTATAAGGAGGCCACTCGGGAGGGCGAAGGAAGCTCTCACGCGGCTCGTGTGTCGGCGTGGGGCCTGCTCGGGAAATATCACAAACTGTTCACGGATCGCATCGAGGCGGACATAGCAGGCGACATTTCGATCACCGATGCGAAATCAAAGCTTAAATCTCTCCTCGTTCGCCACGTTGCCGCAGGAGATAAGGGAAGCGGCGCTAGCGGCTCTGACGGATGAGGAGTGCTTAGAGCTTCTTCACGACTGGCACTTTCTCGCCCGGCCCGAGCAGATCGAGCCTGCAGGCGACTGGCAGACATGGCTTGTGCTTGCCGGCCGCGGTTTCGGCAAGACGCGCACCGGAGCCGAGTGGGTACGTGAGCAGGTCAAGCGCGGGGCGTCCCGTCTTGGGCTGATCGCGCCGACGGCATCCGACGCCCGCGACGTTATGGTGGAAGGCGAGAGCGGACTTCTCGCCGTCTGCTGGGCAGGTGACAGGACATATAGCGGCGACTTGATCGGGCGCCCGACGTATGAGCCATCCAAGCGCCGCCTGACATGGGCGAACGGGGCGATTGCGACCCTGTTCTCGGCAGAGGAGCCGGAACGACTTCGCGGACCGCAACATGAATGTCTGTGGTGTGACGAGCTTGCGGCGTGGAAGTATCTGCGCGAGACCTGGGACATGGCGATGTTCGGGCTTCGCCTCGGCAGCCGTCCCCGGGTGTGCGTGACGACGACACCCAAGCCGCTGCCCCTTCTGAAGGAGATTGCGGCCGATCCACGGACGGTGATCACGCGCGGGTCCACATACGACAACGCTGCCAATCTGGCCCCCACTTTTTTGAAGTCCATCAGGGAGAAGTACGAGGGCACCCGGCTGGGCCGGCAGGAGCTGAACGCCGAGATCCTCGATGATCTGCCCGGCGCGCTGTGGACGCGCGAGATGATCGACCAGACGAGGATCAGGCAAGCACCAGATCTGCAGCGTATCGTTGTCGCGGTCGATCCCTCTGGCACCAAGGGCGACAGCGACGACGGCGACGAGATCGGCATTGTGGTGGCTGGAAAGGGCGTGGATGGCCGCGCCTATGTGCTGGCCGATCGATCCTGCAAGCTTTCCCCGGACGGCTGGGGCAGGCGCGCCGTTGATGCCTATCGCGAGTTCAAGGCAGATCGGATCATAGCCGAGCGCAATTTCGGCGGCGCCATGGTCGAGCATGTCATCCGGACGATCGACGCCAAGGTGGCATACAAGGAAGTCACGGCAAGCCGCGGCAAGGTGGCTCGCGCTGAGCCTGTGGCGGCCCTCTACGAGCAGGGGCGTGTGAGCCATGCGGGCGCGTTTCCGGAGCTTGAGGATCAACTCTGCATGATCGATGCCTCCGGCTTCATCGGTGAAGGCTCTCCCGACCGGGCCGACGCCCTGGTGTGGGCGCTGACGGAACTGATGTTGGAAGAACCGGCTGGGCCGGCCGCATCCACCGCATTTACGGGGTTCTACTGAGATGACATTCGACATCACGATCCGGAACCCGATCTACGAAGAGTTCGTCCCGTCCTGGGAGTTGATGAGGGACGCGTTCGGCGGCGAAGAGGACATCAAGTCCAAGGGCGAGAAATATCTGCCGAACAAGACCGGGATCGAGGCGCTTGCCAAGGTAGATCCAGTCCGTGCGGCAAAGGCCTATAACGCCTACAAGCAGCGGGCCGAGTTCCCCGATCTGGTCGCGCTAACTGTTCGTGGCGCGGTCGGAACGATGCTCGACAAGGCGGCTGTGATCGAACTGCCGCCAGAGCTTGAGCCGCTTCGTGAGAAGGCCACGCGTGACGGCCTG